CGATGCGAGTTTGACGAAACGGTTGGAAGTGTTTGCTAGGACTCGCGATAACCGCGGCGTCATGATGACAAACAAGGAGACCGAAGAGTTGAGTTTGCAGAATGTGCCGTTGTCATCGTTGGACAAGCTGCAAGCGCAAGCTCAAGAACACATGGCGACGCCTGGCCGTATGCCGTTGATCAAGTTTTTCGGCATTACCCCATCCGGTTTAAACACTTCGTCTGACGGCGAGTTTCAGGCGTGGTACGACTATGTGCATGCCTTACAGATGCTGGGATTCGCGGCGCATTTCCGACGTGTGCACGAGTTGGTGCAAATGGATCTATACGGCTCTATAGATACGGATATCACCGAAGAGTGGCAAGCGTTGTATGAGCCCACCCCGAAGGAAAAGGGTGAGATGCGCAAGGCTGACGCGGATCGTGATGCGGTATACATGGAAAAGAGCGTCGTGTCTGCGGATGAAGTGCGCGACAAGCTAAAGAACGATCCGGAGAGTGGTTACAACAACCTACAAGGCGATGCGCCGGAACCCCCGGAGCTTACGGAGTTTGACTTGAGCGAAAAGAGCGCGGAGAACGCGCACGCTCGCCAGATGGAAGTGCAGACGGAGAATGAATAATGCCGCTAAAATCCGGAAAATCGCAGGAAGCTTTCAAACACAACGTGGAAGTTGAGATTGAGGCGGGCAAGCCACAGAAGCAAGCCGTAGCAATCGCGTACTCTCGGCAACGCGCTGCGGACGCTGAGGTAGAGATAGCCGACCGGGTAACGCGTGATGCGTTCCTGTTCATGCGTTCGCGCAAGCCTCAAAAGGATTTCGCGCAGTGCGCTAGTTGTTCACACTTTATTCGTGGCAAGAAACAGTGCGAGTGGTTTTCGGAGTCCGACGAAGTAAAGGCAGACGATAGCTGCGGGCTTTACGTACCCGGAGAGAATTCCACGGGTAAGCCCCTGGCGTTGGTTTCACCCAAAGAGGCGGGTTTTGTTGATCGCAAGGTGCAGTGTCGCAATTGCCGTTTCTTTGATCCGAATGACGAGCCACAAACGCATTGTGATCTGTTCTCGCAGTTGAATCTGCTACTTCCTAACGTGTTCGATCTGGACCGCTACGTAGACGAACATGACTGCTGCAACGCGCAGACGCCTGGCGAACGTGATCCGGCAGTGTTCGGTCCGCTAGGCCCCATAGAGCATGATGATCTAGGGGCGGCCGACGAATTGGAAGTTGATTGTGCCATGGATGAGGCGGCCCCAGCTTCAGAGACAGTATTGCGCGATTCCGTGGGCTCGAGCCCGCGTCTTGCGTTTGATCGCGCCCCTACGATGCGCAGCAAGGACGTAGACGGCAGGTTGCACGTAAGAGATTGCCGGATTTCCAAGGCAAACATATGTCCTTACCTCGGGCACGAGATACCCGATTACCAACAGCTGGGGCTCGAGGCAGATAGGGTGTATTACTTGTACCGTGACGCCGCAGCACTCGCCGCTGCAGCCCCCACGGCTAACAATGTACCGCTAATGATGCGCCACGTAGCGAGCACGGCGGCCAATCCGCAAAAGGAAACTATCATCGGTTGCGTGTCCAACGTACGCTGGCAACCGCCGTATCTCGTGGCCGATCTCACCGTGTGGGATCAAGCTGGTATAGATGCGATTGAATCGGAGCGCCAACAAGAGCTATCGCCCGGCTATCGCTACACACCCATCATGCAATCCGGTGCAATAGAGGGAGAGCGCTACGATGGCCGCATGGTCGCGCCAATTATCTTCAATCACGTGGCGATTGTGGATACCGGGCGTACGGGGCCGGATGTTGTTGTAAACGATCGCTTACCACGAACTGACCAAGCCGTCAATAACTAATATTTGACGCCGTATTATGTCTAGTAGATACTCAGGACTCATGGTCTATCCAAATCCCCAAGGGTGCTTCCTGTGAAACTTGCTGACTTGCTCAAGGTTGCCACGCCGTTCCTTGCGACGGACAAGAAACCCGAGGAATTGCAGGCTGCGATTCTGGCGGCCGACAAGAAAGCAAAGGATGCGGCTGGTTCGGGCCTGGGGGCACGGGAGCTGGAAGAGAAGGACAAGCCCGGCGCCCAGGATGCCGACATGGACAAGCGTGAGGCGGCCATGGACGAGCGCGAAGAGGCGATGGATGCGGCCGAGGAAAAGGCCGACAAGGACAAAGATGACCAGGCGGCCAAAGACCGCAAAGTCGCGCGCGACGCTCGTAAGGGTGCGCGTGATTCACGTAAGGGTGCTCGTGACTCGCGCGCCAAGGATCGCAATGACGATCCGGAGCGCACCAACGATGAGGATATTATGTCCGGATCGGATCCCAGCACTCCTGGCGGCAATCGCGCGGGCGGCAAAACCGCTATCGATTCGGCCGAGGTAGACCGGCGTATCGCTGCGGCTGTGGCGTCGCGTGATGCGCTCCACACTGCGCGCACTGAGGTTGAACCGATCCTCGGGCGTACCACGTTCGACAGTGCTGGTGACACGTATCGTGCCGCGCTCAAGCAGCTTGATGTGACCACGGACGGCATTCCTGACAGTGCATTGCCGGCCATGCTGAAGTTGGCAAAGGACCGCGCAGCGGCTCAACCCGCCTCACCGGCCATGGACAGCGCCGCGGTTTCGGAACTGTCAAAACTCATTCCTGGCTACGGCCGGTTGCGTTAATCGGAGCCCTCGCACATGACTTTTCAGCGTGTCGTACAGAATACCCAGGCTCCTGCAGTCGCGGGTGATTTCGCTTCTACAAACCCCTTCGCGAGCGTGCTCGCCGGGCCTGGCGCGCTAGTAGCGCCCGCCTCGGGGCTGATCGTGGGTAATTTCGCGTGGGTTGGTCCCGCGGGCCAGGTCTCGCAATCATTCGTGGCTGGCTGGCAAATCGGCTTCCTGGGCCGCAATGAGCAAGCGCTCATCACACAGTTCCTGGGTGAGTCCACGCTTGTTGTCCCGCCAGGCTTCCCCGTCACGCTGTTCAACGGCGGTGATTTTTGGGCCAAGTTCGCCGCGGGCGCTACAGTCGGCCAGAACGTATACGCGGACCCGAATGACGGAGCGCCGCTGGCGGGCGCAACAGCCCCCTCGCTGGGCGCCGGCACTGCGACCGCGGGTTTCAGTGGAACTGCAACGCTCAACGGTACCACAACCCTGAACGTGACCGTCGTCACACACGGCGTCATCTCTCCAGGGGATGTGGTCGCGGATTCGACCACGCCGGGCAATATTCCGGCCGGCACAACGATCGTTTCCCAGCTGACCGGCATTGCGGGCGGCGTGGGCACTTACCAAATGTCTGCGGTAGGCGTGGCGGCGGTTGGTGACACGGTCACGACCACCTCGAGCGTCATGCTTGTCACGGCGGTTGCGAGCGGATCGTTCAACCTTGGCGACGTGTTCAGCGGCACCAACGTATCGGCGGGTACGTCGATTATCGGCCAGGCTACTCCGTTCTCGGGCGTTGGCACGATCACGGGTACGACTACCCTTACGGTCACGTCGGTTACTCCGGGTACGGATCTGTTGCGCAAGGGTGCGACGATTACCGGCGCGGGTATCCCGGCCGGCACAACGATCAGCACTCAGACCAGCGGAACTCCGGGCGGCGTGGGTGTGTACACCCTCAGCGCGGCGTCCACGAATGCTGTAGGCGTCGCAGTGACGACCGCCGATAGCGCGGGCGGGACTGGTCTCTACACGATCAGCCCGGTACCGCAGACCTTTGGCGCGGCTGCAGCCCCGATCACGATTACTGTTGCCGGGACGGCTCAGGCTACTGGCTTCATGGTTCGCGGGAATTACAGCCCGCTGGCCAACGAGCTGGGCAAGATCAGCACTCTCTAAGTATCAACGAGCACCGAGAAACCACGATGTTGCGACGCATTGCACTTGATTCTGCGGATCTTGGCCGCCGTTACGGTATCCATTTTATGCAGTCCTTCGGGCGCGAGCTTCAAGGGCTAACGCTGATGGATCCAGGCAGTGCCTACGATGCGCAGCCCGCGCTGGTAACTCAGGCAAATGCCGGCATTCCGTCGCTGTTCACCACCTACGTTGATCCCAAGATTATCGAAGTGCTCGTGCGCCCGACCAAGGCCGCTGAGCTGTATGGTGAAACCAAGAAAGGCACATGGGTGTCGGACACCGCGATGTTTCTCGTTGCGGAGCGCACCGGCGAAGTCGCGAGTTATGGCGACTTCTCGCAAGACGGGATGAGCAACGCGAACGTCAATTTCCCGCAGCGCCAGAGCTACCACTACCAGACCAATACTCGTTGGGGTGAGCGTGAACTTGCGCGTGCGGCCGAAGCCAAAATCGATTGGGCCAACCAAGTCAATCTTGGTTCGGTCCTCGCGCTGAACAAGTTTCAGAATCAGGCGTATCTGTCGGGTATCGCGGGGTTGCAGAATTACGGCGGCACCAACGACCCGTCACTGCCGGCGCCGATCGCCCCGACCGTGAGTTGGTTCGGTGCGGACGGTGCGGTTATCTTCGCGGATGTCCAGCGCATCGTTCTGCAGATGGTGCAGCAAGGCAACGGCCTTGTGGATGCTGAGTCGGATTTCACCATGGGAATCAGCCCTGGTAACGTGTTAAATTTCAACAACACGAACCAGTTCAACGTCAACGTGTTCGATCAGATCAAGAAAAACTACCCGAATCTGAAAATCGTTACGATTCCGGAATTCGCTCTGAACGGCGGCGGCAGCGCGGGCGGCACAGAGCTGGTTCAGTTGATCGCGAACAACGTCGAAGGACAGCGCACTTGCGAGGCGGCGTTCACCGAGAAGATGCGAGCGCACGCAATGGTGACGAAAACCTCTTCGTGGGAACAGAAGAAAAGCCAAGGCACTTGGGGTGTGATTTTCTATCGCCCTGTGTTCGTGGCTCAGATGTACGGCGCGTAAAGCGTCCGCACGTGTGTGATTGGTAACTCAGGCCCCTTCGGCGTGTACGAGGGGGCCTTTGCATCTCGAGTAATCGGTCGAAATCTCGAAGCGCTCGCCCCTTTCGCTTCCGGCCTGTCCGGCCCTGGCACGTGGCGCGCGGGAGACGGTGGATTACTACAAGGTCGGTTTGGTTGGGGCAACCCCGACACCGGCCTAGTTCTCAACATTCCCTCCACGCCGGCCGATGCACTTGGCGTAGTAATTCCCCTTCAATCAGTCAATGGCGCTAACGGCGGCGTAGTGGGTGGTCCCGCGGCATTTGGCGGCCCTCAAGCGCGCTGGACATGGCAGACATGGGATAAGGCGGCTCGCGCGTGGCGGCTACGCGCCGGGCTCGTCGTTACGCTGATGTCTAGCGGAAATTTTTGGTTGCGCTTTCCCAGCGGCGCAAGCTATGGTAGCCGCGTTTACGCTTCACCCACAGATGGATCAGCGTTATCCGGTCCCGTAGGCGGCGCTGTGCAAACCCCTTGGTTTGTGTGTAGTGAGGCGGGGCCGGGCAATTTAGCAATGGTAAGCTCGAGTGCATTATTTGGAGGTTGAAATGGCAAACGAAGTTGTAGCAGTTGGGTGTCGGCTCCCGTTGGGGCTCGTATTGGAAGTCGGTCTGCAGACCACCGTAAATGGCGGTCCGCACAATCGCCCGATCGAGCAGGTACGCAAGCTGGGCAGCTACCAGCGTTTCGTGCTTCGCGGTACGCGCGCGCATACGGCGGATATGCGACGTCAGGGTATCGCCACGCCGGCTATGTTGAATGTCCAGCCGTTCATCAATCCGAACGTGCCTCGGGCACTGTGGGATCAATGGGTGAAGGAACACAAGGACTCGCCGGTGCTGAAAAACAACGAAATTTTCGAAGTCAAGGGCGGAGGCGAGGCGAATAGCAAAGCTGCGTCGTTGGATGCCATGGCAGCGTCGCCCGCGCCGTTCAGTCCCGTAGATCCATCCAAACCAGTCAAATTTGGGCAGGATGAAGTTACTAAGGCCGTGTTTGACTGAGATTCTGCGATGCCTGTTGTTCCATGCCCAGCGCCATGTCCACCTATCGTTACCGGGGTAGTTCAATTCTCTAGTAGCGAATTCGTGGCGTTGTGGCCGGAATTCACGGGCATCGCACTTGGAGCACAGCAGAACGCGTTTGCTATCGCGACGCTGTTGCTCAACAACTCCTGCGGATCTTTAGTGCAAGATGCGAATTTACGCATGACGCTCTTGTATCTGTTGACCGCCCATATCTGCTTCTTGAACTCTGGCACGAACGACGGAGCGGGCAAGATAACACCCGCGCCGGGAATTGTGGGCCGAATAGATTCCGCTAGCGAAGGATCGGTGAGCGTCTCTGCGACATACGCTTCGACGGTCGGGCAGAGCATGGCGTTTTTCATCCAAACGAAGTACGGCGCACAGTTCTGGCAGATGACTGCGCAGTATCGGACCGCACGTTACATTGGGCCACCTTCATTTGGTCCGAATGGCCCCGGATATCCTTGGCCCGGCTCAGATTGGCTGGAATGAAACCCACGAAGTTGAATAAACGTCTCGCAGAGATCGGTCGAAAGATCGGCAATGGCGGCACTGTGCGCGTGGGATTTCTGGAAGACGCAACATACCCCGCCTCGGAAGTAGGTGCGGATCGGTTGATGAAGGGGCTTGATAAGCTTAACCGAGTTGGCCCGTTTCAAAAGGGTGAGCGGCCCTCCAGTTTGCGCGACTATCGCAAGGCCCGCAAAGAAAGGCAACAGTCGTTCGTTGGACCGCCGAAGCCGCCAGTAACGTTATATGTTGCTACCGTGGCGTGGTGGAACAACAACGGTAACGCTCGAATTCCGGCGCGGCCATTCTTCAGCAATATGATTGCCGAGAAATCCCCTTCGTGGGGATCTGAATTGGCTGTGATGTTCCGAGACTCCGGGTATAACTCGAAGGTTGCATTAAATTTGCTTGGCACGCGCATTAACGATCAGTTGGTACACGCCATCGTTTCGTGGCCCGCGGATAACTCGCCGCTCACTGTAGCGATAAAGGGATTCAACAAGGGGCTCATCGATTCTGGCGTTATGCAGCGTTCTACGTCGTTCGAGGTTAGATCGTGAATCTCCATGGACTCGTGCGCGGCGCTATTACTTCGGTGAATCCCGATATCCCGATCGTGTGGAAAGCATCAACGGGTAACACCGTAGCGGTAGGGGGAAAACAAACTCCCGCGTATGCTGCTCCAGCGACGGTGCAGGGACAAGTGCAAGCCACGCCCGCAGAAATGCTCAAAAAGTACAATTACTTGCAGGGGCAAGGAATATACAGAACTGTGTATTTCTACGGCCAAGTGCAAGCCATCAACCGCGTGGGGGCCAAGGGCGGCGACATTTTGCAGTTTCCCGAAGTTCCCGCGGGAACTACTCGGTCGTGGCTTGTTGTGCAAGTGCCTGAGCAATGGCCGGATTGGTGTTGCGTGTTGTGTTGTCTACAGCTTGATCCGGCCAATCCATGAGCGGATATTCAATCGAGCCTGTACAGCAGGACGTGTATGCGGTGCTCCAGCCGTTCATTATGTCGGTGACGGGACTTGCCCAAGAGTTGGTTATCCAGGGATTGCCAAATCGTAGCGCCATGCCGCCCGCGTCGCCTGGATTTGTCATGATGCAGATTACGCGTACGCCCCGGTTGCGCACGAATATAGCTCGATGGGATATGGAATCCAACGATCCCACGACGGAGACTATCGAGCAGGGTACGGAGCTTATCTTACAGATCGATTGCTACGGCGCGAGCGCGGGCGATTGGTCCGTGATGCTCTCTACGCTTCTGCGCGACGACGCGGGGGTTGTGGCCCTGACTCCTACGTGCGCACCGCTATACACAGATGACCCTATTCTCGCCCCTTTGGACGATAGCGAGCTGCAGTACGAGCAACGGTGGATGACTATATCTCATCTACAGTACAACCCAGTGACTACTGCCCCTTTGCAAACGGCCAGTTCAGCGACAGTGGATCTCATCAACGTAGACGCTACCTATCCCGTTTAACATATATCGTGCTATAGTGGCGGAAGCCATTTCGGAGCTTGTTCCATGAACTCGATTCCCGCATCAACATTCGTCAACGCGATTCCAGGCGTCTTGGGTGCTGGCGGAAATCCGCTCTCGCTCAATGCCGTGTTCGTGGACAATAGCGGTGACACGTCCATTCCAATTGGGACAGTGCAAGCTTTTCCAAGTCTCACCGCGGTCCAGAATTGGTATGGCGCGAACTCTGTTCAGGCTGCAATGGCCGCCCCCTACTTCGGCGGATTCATCGGGGCATCTTCGCTTCCCAGCTTGCTCTATTTCGTGCAAGAGAATACCGGCGCGGTTGCCGGATATCTGCGGGGTGGATCACTGGCGGCCTTGACGCTTACGCAGCTTCAGGCACTCAGCGGTGTTCTCACTCTCGTCATTGACGGCGTTTCGACCACCTCTGCGGCGATCGATTTGGCCGCTGCGGCGAGCTTCACGGCTGCGGCTGCGCTAATTCAGACGGGTATCCAGGCCGGAACTCCTGCGAGCACAGCCACGTGTACTTACGACTCGCTGCGTGCGGCGTTCGTGGTCCATAGCCCCACTACTGGCGGCACAAGCTCCGTATCGTTTGCGACCGGCACATTGTCGGCTGGACTGAAGCTTACCGCGGCCCTCGGAGCGGTAAAGTCGGCGGGAGCTGCAGCGACGACCCCAGCCGCCGTGATGGATTCAGTGGTGAATGCCACGCAGAATTGGGCCACGTTTACCACGATATCCGAACCCGATCTGAACACTAAGCTTGCGTATGCCGCGTGGGTGCAGACCACGCAGCAACGCTACGCGTACTTTGCCTGGGATTCGGACGTAACTCCTACGACGAGCCCCACCGCTTCGGGTTCGTTCGGCGCATTAGTTAATGCTTCGGCTGACTTCGGCGTGGCGCCAATTTGGGATCCCACAGGTTTGCATGCGGCGTTTGCTTGTGGCATCGCGGCGTCGCTCAACTTCAATCAGCGTAATGGTAGCACCACGTGGGCATATCGTAGCCAAGCCGGGCTCATCCCAGCGGTTACGGATCTGACCACGTACACCAACCTCAAAGCCAATGGGTACAACTGTTACGCTGCAGTGGCGACAGCGAACCAAAATTTCCAATGGTTTCAACCGGGGCAGATTTCTGGCGTGTGGCTGTGGATTCAGCCATACATCAACCAAATATTCTTCAACTCTCAGCTGCAGCTCGCGTTGGCAGAGTTGGAATCGAATGTTGGCGCGATTCCGTACAACCGCCAGGGGTACACCTTGATCCGCCAGGCGTGTATGGATCCCATCAATCAGATGCTGAATTTCGGCGGGATCCAAGCGGGCGTCGCATTGAGCGCTGCGCAGCGCCAGGAAGTCAACACTGCCGCGGGCGCCAATATTGCCGACACGCTGACCAATACCGGTTGGTATCTGCAGATCACGCCGGCGACCGCACAAGTGCGTGTTGCGCGCACATCGCCGCCCATCACTCTGTGGTACACAGACGGTGGTTCGATCCAACAGATTTCGCTCAATTCTATTGACGTGGAGTAACCCACAGTGGATATAACCTCGGCCAATGCCGTATTTACGCTCAGCATTCCTGGCGTGCTGGGTGCTGACGTCATCATTCAGGGGTTCGCTGTTGATGACATGTTTGCTTCCGAAGTAGCGGAGTCATCCGAGGCGCGCATGGGTGCGGATGGTCGTCTATCCGCGGGTTTCACTCCGTACCCGGTAAAAATGCCGGTGCGGCTGCAGCCCGACAGCGACAGCGTAGACGTGTTCGAGCAGTGGGATTCCGTGAACAAACAGCTGAAAACATCGAACGTTGCCCAGGGTAACATCGACTACTTCTCTGTGGGCAAGGTATACACCTTGACCAATGGCTATCTAACGCGCGTCACTCCGTTCGCGAGCGCCAAGAAAGTTCTTGAACCCACCGAGTGGGAAATCACGTGGGAACTTACCACGGTCTCCCCCACAGTGTGATGAGCCATGCGTCGCGCACAGAAGCTCACCATTACGGCGGAGGGCCGTGATAAGGGAAAGACGTTTGTCATAACGGAAATGGATGCCGTTTCCGGCGATGATTGGGCTATGCGCTGTATCTTTGCGCTAGCCAATGCTGGCGTACCCGTCATTGAAGCGATACGTCAAGCGGGTATGGCTGGGCTCGCTCAGCTAGGTCCGGATATCTTTGCGTACGCCAAGTACGATGAGATGAAACCCCTGCTTGATCGCCTGTGGGATTGTGTGGCATTTCTCAAGGAGGAGGGCCATCCGCCCATGGTGGGCAAGTTACGTGACTCTCAGGTTGAAGAGTCGGGTACGATCTTGTGGCTCAAGCTCGCGGCATTCCAGCTTCACACGGGTTTTTCTTGGGCCGGCTCGCCCCTGACTTCGGCAGAGTTAAGCGTGTAGCCGGCCTGATAGATTACGTCAACGTATCCAAGTTTATAGGAATGTTGGTTTCGAGTGGTAAGGCAACGCTGATCGAGCTGCAGACTGTGTACGGTGTCAAGGACGCGTATGATTTGTTCGAGATCGTTGCGGTTGATTTAACAAACCATCGGAAGCTAACAGAACATGTCCGGAACCGTACTTGACTCGTTTGTTGTTACGGTAGGGTTGGATCCGGCCGCATACAAACAAGGACAAAAAGAAGCCGACAAGCTCCAAGAGCAAACCGTCGAGGGGCTCAAGCGTACTGGCACGCAAGCCACCAACGCGCAGCGCAAAGCAGAACAGGACGCAGCCCGAGATCGCCGCAAGGCTGCGCGCGACAAAGAGCGCGAGGAGCGGCTAGCTCAGATCCGCGCACAAAAGGCCCGCAAGCAGCAAGAGAAGGAAACTCTGGAAAGCGCGGAGCAGTTGCAATCCAAGCTCGTGGGGATTGCCAAGACTGCCGCGGGTATGGCGCTAGGTTTCGAGGGACTTACCGGTCTCATAAACTTCGTAGGCAACCTGAACCAAGCCAACGCGGACCTTGGCCGTACCGCATCGAATCTGGATCTCAGTTCCCACGCGTTGAACCGCGCGGGTAACGCCGTTGAGCTTGCAGGAGGTAAAGCCGAGGACGCACAAGCAGCGTTCGCACAGCTCTCGCAGTCTGTAACCAACCGTAACCTCGGGTTGGGGCTTTCGCCGCTATTGATACGCCTGCAGCGCGAGCAAGTAGCGTACATCGATCAGTCCACGGGTAAAATGCGTGATCAAGTGCAAGTGTTTGAAGACCTTGCCAACGCCATGAGCCAGTATGATCGTGCCACAGCCCACAACTATCTCGTCAACGCTGGTCTGTCTGAGGGGTTCATAAATTACCTGCTGACGGAGAAGTCTGCCCGCGAAGCTTTGAATGCTGAGGCGGAGAAATCCAACAGACTGACGGACACATCCACGAAGCGGGCTGCGGCAGCTCAGAAGAATTTCCGTGCATTCAAGCAGGACGTGACGGGCGGCGTTGGTGCCGTGTGGGATAAGATCCTGTCAGGCGATTGGTCCATAGCCCCCGCTACTCAGTTACCCGAACTAATGGATACGTGGGAAGGACCGCCAGGTAGCGCCAACCGGAAGCCTCGCAATAATCCGGGCAATCTTAAAGAGGTTGGAGGCAAGCGATTTCGCGATTTTAGCACGGAAGCGGAGGGTATTGCCGCGGCTAGTCATCAGCTCGATTTGTACGCTCGTCGTGGAATCAACACTATCGCCGGCATCATTAAGACCTACGAGGGACGCGACGCACCCGGCAATCGTAACAACGTCCCGGCGTATATCTCCGATGTGGCGAGGCGTACGGGTATTCCGGCCGATCGCCCGCTGACTCCCGAGGACCGCGTTGCAGTGTTGCGTGCAATGTTTTGGCACGAGGGATCTGGAGATTTCGACCCGGCGAAGATAGCCGCGGCCATTGGGGCGGGCGGTGCAGCTGCTACCGTGTCGCAAGGATTGACCCCATCGCCGGGCGTTGTGTCGTCCGCTACTAACACTTCGTCATCTCAGAGTGTTAGGTACGATACGCAGATCGGATCCATAAGCGTCCACACGCAAGCGACAGACGCGGATGGTATCGCCAACGGGATTGGGGGCGCTATTCAACGCAAGAATATCGGCATGGCGTCACAGGCTGACAACGGGCAATCGTAATGCCACTCCCAACCATACCTGTATCGCCGTTCCCGAATGTGCCGAATGCGCCCGGAGTGCCGCAGATAGCGCGATCTCCAACTGCGCCCGTCACCCCTACGCCATCGCTTGGCACCGGAGCACCGCAGGGCACACTGTGGCAATCGTCGCAGGTAAAGCCCAAATGGGGCATATTGGACAGTACCGGCAAGCCTGTCATCACGCCTGATTCGTTCATCAATTTCGACAATCGCAACGAGTGGGTAATAACTAACGCTCCAGTGCAAGCGGGGGCGTTTGCGTCTTATAACAAAACAATCGTTCCCTACGACGTTGCGTTGCGTTTGCGCAAGGGCGGAACGTTGCAGACACGTACGGAATTCCTGAAGCAAATTGAGCGAATAGCCGGGGATACAAATCTCTACACTGTTTTGACTCCGGAAAAGTCGTATCCTGACGTTAATGTTGTGCGCTTCGAAGTCACACGCCGCGGGGTTCATGGTGCTTATTTGTTGGCGGAAGTTGATATTTTCTTTAAGCATGTGCAGCAAGTCACGGCTCAATACTCCACGGCTGCAGCGGCCACGCAGAACGCCCAAACACCGGCTGCGCAACCTCCCGTAAACCAAGGACGTGTGCAGCCTGCACCAGTAAATTTCATTGCGTCTCAGCAAGCCTCGCAAGCCATAACGCAAGCGCTGAATCCTAACGCGGGGCTATGATATGCAACAGATTCCGTTAGCTGCCGAGCCTTCCCAACAACTAAGTATTACGCTAGATAATCAGGCTTGCGCCATAAACGTATATACGTTGGGCGCCAAGCTATACATGGACCTTGCATTTAACGGCACCAACGTTATAAACACGCGTCCATGCTTATACGGAAATCTCATGTTACAAGACGCCGGTTATTACGGTTTCGCGGGAGATTTCACGTGGGTGGATACGAATGCTGGCCCAACGGTACCCCCTACTGATCCCGTGTTTTCGGGACTTGGTACGCGATATCAACTCATATATCTTGAAACGTCTGACTTGTCATGACGGTCAAGAGCTTCACACAGAAACAGCTGCGCGTAACGTTCACGCTATCTAACGGTGCGACGTTCTCTAACAGCGGGTCCAATGTTCTAGCGGTTACTGGTCTGCGCACTCTAGTGCATGTGCAAGCGTCTCAGTTTCCGGCGTTTCCCGAGGCTGAGCTTCAAATATTTGGAATGCTACAGTCAGACATGAATGCGCTGACTGCCATCACAGGTAACTACTCGCTACAGTTTTTACCTAATTCGGTGCTGATAGAGGCGAACTCTGGTAGTGGGTGGAGCGCCGTATTCGCCGGCCAAATAATGACCGCTGGCCCGGACTACAGCGGAGCACCCGACGTGAGCCTACGCGTGACAGCACAAGCGCTAGGTTTCCAACTATTGAGCCCAGCAACCCCCACGTCGTACACCGGTCCAACAGACATAGTTACGATTGTATCCACATTATGTGCCAAGATAGGATGCGCGTTCGAGAATGATGGCGCACAAGCAACACTTACTGATCCATATTTTTCGGGTACCCTGGCGGATCAGCTGAAGACTGCCGTGGAACACGCTGGCGTTGGGTTGTACATGGAGTTCGGCGCATCCAAGACTGCGGTGCCCGTCCTCGTGGTAATACTGCCCAAGGGCCAAGCCCGCAAAGTGCCAGTGTGGACACTCTCGCCGCAAACTGGCTTGATCGGCTATCCGTCTCGAGATGGTCGCGGATTCGTCGCGGCCCGAACATTGTATAACCCTGCGTATCGGTTCGGCGGTCTCGTGAATCTATCCAATGCCGGTATACCAACGGGCGTTCCAGGTCAAGCGTATTTGAACATTCCCGGCAATTGGGTGATATACCAGCTGTCCCATTCGCTCGAGGCAAACAAATTGGACTCCGGTGCGGCGTGGTTTAGCGACATTATGGCGTACCCGCCTGGGAGCCTGCAGCCGTGACGACTGGCGTTTTTGGAATGCAGGATCCGGCCACGACGGCCAATGAGTACAACGCGCTTGTATTCGTGATACGACAGCTCCTCGGGCGCGTACAGACGGTCTCGCTTGTCCGGGTGGAGAAGTGCTCGAACTCGGGCGGCGTCACCCCCGTGGGCACCGTAGACATGACTGTGCTGGCCAATCTGATGACCGGTAACCGGCAACCGGTGCCGCATGGGATCTTGACCAATCGCCCCTATCTAAGAGTTCAGGGCGGCGCTAATGCGGTCATCATTGACCCGCAGCCAGGGGATTTGGGGCTCGCGGTTTTCTGCTCTCGAGATAGCTCTGCAGTCATTGCCGCGAAGGGGCCGGCGAATCCCGGTAGTTTCCGCCAATTTGATTGGGCTGACGGGTTATACTTGGGTGGAGTCCTAAATGGCACCCCCGAGCAATACGTCCAGATGTCTGCGGCGGGAATTTCGATCGTATCACCAACGCAGATAACGCTACAAGCTCCTACCGTGAACATTCAAGCCTCGTCTAGTGTGACGATCAATAGCCCAGCCAATACCATTGAGGGTGGGGGCACATCCATCGATGGTAAGCCGTTCTTGCCGCACCATCATGGCGGCGTACAGACTGGCGGCAGCAATACGGGCGGCGTTACGTGAACACGTTACTCCTCGCCGTAGACACGTGGGATCTTGTGCTAGATGCCTCGGGAAATATTGCCATGGCGTCAGATCCATACTCGATCGCGCAAGATGTCGCAAGCGCGTTGCGGTTGTTCCTTGGCGAGCTATGGTACGACACGACTAAGGGTATTCCGTATTTGCAACAAATTCTAGGTGAGACGCCGCCCCTCATCATGTTCCAACAGTACTTAGAGGATGCTGCGCTTACCGTGCCACAGGTTGCTACGGCCGTCTGCGTCGTGGAATCATTCAACACGCAAACACGCACCGTTGTGGGACAAGTGCAGTTCACAACGACTAACGGCCAAACGGGAACCGTATCGCTATGACCGACGTTACCAGCGTTCCTCCCATTGAGTTTACCCCCACGGGTTTGGTAGTCCCGCAGGAATCGGCCATATTGGCGGGCGTACAAACGGACTACAATGCCGCGTTTGGTGGTAACCTTAACCCCGCGCTCGAGACTCCACAGGGGCAGCTTGCAACATCTACCTCTGCAGTCGTTGCAAACAACAACGCAGTGTTTGCCGAATTCGTCAATCAGGTAGATCCGGACAACGCGCAAGGGTTCATGCAAGACGCCATTGGGCGTATATATTTCCTGACTCGCTCGCCAGGAGCCCCCACGGCTGTGCAATGTCTGTGTGTGGGTGCGAACGGCACTGTCATACCCGTGGGGGCGCTAGCTCAGGATACGAGCGGCAACATCTACATTTGCACACAACCCGGCACTATCCCAATTGGCGGCTCGATCACACTATCGTTTGCGAACATCGTGAACGGACCCGTTGCCTGTCCGGCAAACACTCTGACGAAGATTTACCAAGCTATATCTGGCTGGGATACCATCAATAACGTAGCCGATGGCATTATCGGACGAAATGTTGAATCGCGCGCGGAGTTCGAGTTTCGCCGTAAGCAGTCAGTCGCGCTCAATGCGCACGGCTCGCTAGATTCCATTTACGCCGCGGTGTTCAACGTTGCAAACGTTCTTGACGTGTACGTCACAGAAAACGTTACGGGCGGGACTATCACCGTGGGAGCTACTAACTACCCGTTGGTTGCGCACTCGCTCTATGTTGGCGTGGCTGGCGGCGCTGCGGCTGATATAGCTCAAGCTATCTGGAGCAAAAAGGACGTAGGTTGCAATTATAACGGCAACACGACTGTGTCTGTAACGGATACCGTAGGTTACAATCCTCCATATCCCACGTACGCGGTTACATTCAACATACTGACCAACACGCCTATATTGTTTGCGGTACAGATCGCGAACACACCCAACTTGCCGGCCGATATTGTAACGTTGGTTAAGAACGCAATCATTGCGTCATTCAATGGTACGGATGGGAGCGCCAAGTGTCGCGCGGGTGCGGTCATCCTGGCCGCTAAATTTTACGCCGGCATTATCGCCATAGGCCCGCAAGTAGAAGTGCTCTCCATTTTGTTGGGAAGTTCATCTCCCACGTTGACTAGCCAGTTGATGGGAATTGATCAAGAGCCCACCATTACGGCCGGCAATATAGCGGTGTCACTGGTATGACTTGGAACCGCGTTGACGGAGGCGTTTTCCCTGGCTCGCAGGTTGTTGGCGATGTCGCCATTATTGACGCCAACCATATCGCTGTTGTTACGCAGAACGGCCACACTGGATATTCTTCGGATGGCGGCGCCACGTGGGTTAATTCTGGTGTTCCGCTAGCGGGAGTTACATCCTGCGATTCCTGTAGGTATGCCGTAGGCGTAATTCTTACGTTGTGCGAGGTTGTTGGGGGTCGAAAGCTCGCCCGTTCCGTGGATAACGGCCACACGTGGAGTGACGTGACGCCAGCCGCGTTTACCGGCTCTACTGATTTACTCAATCAGCCTCAATACTCTACGTCGCTCTCGCTTTGGCTCATGTTCTCCAGTTTGGTAGGGGCGCCTCCGTCCACGGTATATACGTCTCCTGACGGCATAACATGGACAGAAGTTGATTTTTCCAATGGTGACGACACCTTATATAATTTTCTCATACTCGGCGCAGACATAGTTGATGTGGCGGGAGCGTGCGTAGTTGTAGGGACTGCAGGCGTAGGCGTTACGTCATTCGGCACTATATTACGCAGCACAGATGGCACAACGTGGGATGTCGTGCTATCCGAAGTTTCAGGGTTAGCAGTATTTCACTCTATTGTCAAAGTAGGTGGCGTGTTAAACGCCGTGGGTTCGGAGGGGCCGGACAATGCTACTCAATGGAATTACGCGTCTACAGACAATGGAGTTACGTGGACCGAAAAAACAAACCCAAGTAGTTCCTCACATCCGTGGGCTACTACCCAAGCCTTCGTTGGCTCAAAATTTATAACCGGATTTGATCCCGATACTTTCCAATCTGTATCCAACTCAACAGATGTTACGAATTGGACTATAGCCCCGATTAGTCAGGCGGCATTTACGCTATCGTCAGACGGGACTACGGCTTACGCCTACGGTGGCAATGACATATTGGCTAGCACAGATGCTGTTACGTGGGATGAAGAGTTAACCTTCGAATCTTCCGGATTCATTCAACAGATTAGGATAGGATCGGGCATAACTATCGCCGTGGGCATAGGCGACGGTGACGGTGGTATTTGGCTACGCAACGGCAGCGGACCCGTACTCATCGCAGTACCGGATGTTGTGGGAGACACCCTATCAACAGCCGGTACTGTCGTAACAGCTGCCACTCTCGTCGTGGGCACGCTGACTCCCGTGTACAATCCTTCGGTGCCATTTGGTTCCGTAGTTTCGCAGAGTCCTATAGCGGGCACCATGGTGTTAGCTGGAACGCCCGTATCGCTGACGATCTCTGCTCCCGCGGAAGCTGGCTTCGATGTATTTGCCACAGTTATAAGTCAGTACGCTAATAGCCCCACGCTGTTGCAGCTTGTTCAGAATATTGAGACATACCTAGACCAGACGATCAATTTCGCGCAGTTTTACGCTTACATCTGGAATGTTGCTACAGCCGTGGGATTCGGTCTCGATATTTGGGGCAAGATTGTTGGTGTTGGCCGCACGCTATTGGTAGAGGGTACTGTCACTATCCTTGGCGACGACGATTACCGCACGCTCGTGTTGACTAAAGCGCTAGCTAACATCCTGGCCACTACGGCGCCGTCGTTTAACCAATTGCTGAGTAACTTGTTTCCAGGCCAGAGATGTTACGTTACTGACCTTGGCAATATGCAAATGGGTGTCGTATTTGAATTTCTACTGACGCCCGTGCAATTGGCTATTGTGACGCAATCGGGAGTGTTTCCGCATCCTGCGGGGGTCAAAACGAACATCATTTCTATCGACGCGGCGCACACGTTTGGTTTCAACGGTTCAGGATTGCAGCCCTTTAATCAGGGTACGTTCTACAATTAGAGGTTTGTGAGATGCCCATTCCTACGCCAGATTTAATAACCGAAGCGTTTGGCGCGAGCGCTGTTGATATAACTTTACCTATTCCGGTAGCCGACCCAGGCGGCGGTGCGGCATCGTTTACGCTGGGGTTTCCGCATGTCACGAAGCTGCCAATTAGTAGCGGCGGTGTTCCGCCTGACGTGGAGGATGTAAACGGCATCCTTCACATGGTGTCGGCGTATGCCGCGTATCTTGGCGCGGGCCAGCTGTTCCCGTTCAACGCGACGCTCGCCGCAGCCATGGGTGGATACGCCAATGATGCGCTTATTTCGATGGCGGACGGTAAGGGATACTGGCGTTGCGTGACGGCAAACACAACAGTTAATCCGGATACGCCCACGCCACCTTCGTTAGATTGGGTACCGCTGGGGTGCACGGAAGAAATCTCCATACCAGTAACGACGGGTACGCGTGTATTGTCCGCAGCGGAAGCTCGTTGTTCCACTATCATCATAACGGGCACACAGTCCGGAGACGTAGTCATACAAGTCCCGTTGTGGGCTGGAGCACGTTGGAAGTTCATAAACAACGTTGCTTTGACCGGTCTTAGCGTTACCGTAAAAGGGCCATCCGGAACGGGATTTGTGCTTCAGCAATCAACTGCTTCCGTGGGGGATCTCAGCTCGCCTGTAGGCATATGGTGCGATGGCACCAATGTGTACGGCGAGTTCGCGTCTCTTCATTCGCCTCAGCTCCAGGGAAGTCCGACATGCCCTTTACAAACACCAGGCAATAACTCCACGCTAATTGCTAATTGCCACTACGTGGATAGTGCCGGATTTGCTCCAGAAGCTTCTCCAACGTTTACCGGAAACCCCACGGCTCCGACACAATCGGCTGGAGACTCTAGCACTAAATTGGCTACTACGGCGTTTGTAAACCCTCCAGGCTCGGTGGTTACTGGTGGCGGTCCGTGGAACGAAGTTCGCGCCAGCGGAGCCATCGAAAAATGGGGTAAAGCTACATACACAACTAACACCGGGGCGCAATCGGTTGTATTCTCTACCGCGTTTCCCACCGCATGCGAAGTCGTCATGTTTTCCGAGGAGGCTGCTTCTATCGGTTGGGATACGTGGATCGTCGCCGGTTCGATCAGCACGACAGGTTTCCAGTTCAATGATGATGCAGCTTCGGGCAATACCGTAACCCTCCATTGGCGCGCGATAGGACATTGATGCCGTGAGCGATATTGACGAGAAATCTATAATGCTGGGGCAGCACGAGGCTAGATTGGACAACGTTGAGAAAACGCTAAACGAGGTTAGAGACGATGTAAAACATCTCGTGTCCATGATGGAGCGCACCAAGGGGTCGTGGAAAACTCTCGTGGCGATCGGGGGTATTGCCACGTTTGTTGTAGAGGTTGTTCATCAAGTTGTTGATTGGTTGCACAAATGACGCGAGATGATGCGATTACGTTGATGCTACGGCTAGAGGGCGGATACGCCGACGTGAAGGGCGACCCCGGCGGCCGAACGAAGTACGGCATTACGCAAGCAACCTTGACTGCTCAACGGGCCGCAAACCATAACCTTCCGCTAGATGTAACCGACTTGAGTATCGGACAAGCCGCATCAATATACCGCATTGTCGATTGGGAGGTTATGCGGTGCGACAACCTTCCGCCCGCGCTAGCGGCGCTCATGCTGAATTCGGCCGTGAACCAAGGCGAGCCCACAGCCGTAGCGCTACTGCAGGAGTGCGTGAAAGTACCCGTGGATTTCGTGATGGGGCCGCGTACGCTCGAGGCTGTGCAGGCGTGGCGCTCGCCTTACATGCCTGAGCAGACGCTAGCAGAGGAGTACGCCGCCCATGTCGGGGTAAAGTACGCCTCACTGTACGCCCGCCAAGGACAGTTCGAGCTAGGTTGGATGCGGCGGCTATTGCGAGTTTATACGCTGGCTGTCACTGACGCTTAGTCTGAGTAGTATCTCTCTATCGGCGTGCGCCTGCTTGGCGCATTGACGGATCCATTCCGCCAACGTTCCGGGGTATCCTGGGGGCCGCGTATCTTTCATATGTTATTTCCTCAGCGGGATAATCAGTCCGGCTCGCGCGGTGAACTGCTCGCGCGGCCCTTGGATCTCGCCGTAGCGCCGAAATCCCCCTTCCTGCCAACCGCCGTGATCCAAGGCAACCCCCTCGCCAATCTCCACGTAGGCGTGGGGTAAATCCCAGTGCAGTAGGATGCTCACGATCTCGACGCCGTAGTCGGGTTGGCCGTCGTGCGCGAAGTGTTGCGTCAGATGTGACTTGTGCTCGATCTCGGGGCGGACCGAGTTGGGCACGAGCGTACAGCCTGACAGTGCGAGAACGAAGATGGGGAGCAGAAGTTTCATCGCGTTTCGTCCTCGACACCGGCAACGGCACTCGCAGCGCATGCAATTTGCGCACGCGTGGGTACAGTCACAAGTTTTCATAGATTACCTAAATTCCAATTGCCTTTGGTGGCATCAATAGCCTGGTTATATTCCGAGTTACTTTTCAGCTTGCCGTTATCATCGCGGGGCGCGTTTAGATCATACGCGGCGATACTACCAACATGACGAAACCCGCGAAAGCCGTTCTCATCTCTGACGTAGACGTGAAGCGCTTCAAACATTCGGCCTGGATCTCGCACGGTACAATGGTGGAGTTCGCCCGCCGCTATAATCACCTCAAGCTGGGCAAGAGTAGTAACATTCATCGCGTCTCACTCCCGTATCTGATGGGAGACAGTATACTGACCGCTACGTCAGTTTGCAAGCCTCTGGACCGTGATGCCGCTCACAGCTTATACTCGACGGTGCCGTACTTTAGGAGTGCCCACCGTGAAGCATCTCGAGACCTACCTTGCGCACTATGCGGCTGTCGTCGCTGGCACCGCTGCCACTGTGGCGTCGTTCAAACCTGCCTTTCTGGTCACGCTCCTGCCATTCCTCGGCCCCCACGCCTCCGCCGTTATCGGCGGCGCTGCGGCGATCGTAGCGCTCCTCCACGCTCTCGGTATCGACCCGGCACCGGCCGCTAAAGCGCTCCTGTGCGCGGTCCTCGTGGGTGCTGCACTCCCAGGCTGCGCACTGACGCCTGCGCAGGCTCGAGCCGCGGCGCCGTTCATCGAAGCAGCCGTGGATGTGGCAGTCGCTACGGCCGAAGCACAGGGCCTACAAGCCTGGCAGATTAATGCCATTGCCAAACTTGCCTTGGTTGCGGACCAAGGCGCCTCCGCCAGTCTCAACGCGATTGCCGCGGTCGTGAACGATCAGTTGGCCAAGCTGAACCTACCCGCAGGCGACATGGCTGCGGCGCGAGTCCTTCAGGATGCGCTCAAAATCGCCATTGAGACGAAACTACAGGCGGATCCTGCAGCCGCACAGTTTCAGGCAGCTGCGGCGCTTGTGATTCGAGACGTAATCAACGCGACAGGTGGTTAGTGTTTCTGACGCAGCTCGAGCTGATCGCGGACCCCAAGCCCGATCTATGGACGCTAAAAGCGCCTCTTTGGTGGGATGATCCGGTCTACGGTGGTCTGACGGTCCCGGCCGGTTTCGTTACGGATCTAGCCAGTATCCCACGCGCGCTCCGGGGGCTCCCATTCCTTGATCCCAACGGACTCAGCAGACGCCCC